GAAAAACAAGAAATTAATCTTGATGAAGTTAGAACTCAAAGTGTGGATGAAGCTAGAAAAGAATTCCAAAAGAATTCTAAAGAGATCATTGATCTTGGCGCAAGACACGACAAAAGAGATTTAGCTAATCAAGCTATAAAAGATGGTGTTTCTGTTGAAGAATTTAGAGGTTTATTATTAGAAAATATTTCTAACAACACTCCTTTAGAAACTCCTTCAGAAATTGGAATGACTGAAAAAGAAGTAAGAGAATTCTCACTAGTGAGAGCTATCAACGCTTTAGCAAACCCAACAGATAGACGCGCGCAAGAAGCTGCTGCATTTGAATTTGAATGTTCAAACGAAGCTGCAAGACAGCAAGGTAAAACTGCTCAAGGTATTATGATGCCTTCAGATATGCTTAGATCATGGGTTAAAAGAGACTTAAACACATCAGATGATTCAGCTTTAGTAGCTCAAGACTACAGAGGTGGAGATTTTATTGATGTATTAAGAAACAAATCTTCAGTAATGCAAGCTGGTGCTACTATGCTTAGAGGATTACAAGGTAATGTTGTAATACCTAAGAAAACTGCTGCTTCTTCTGCTGCTTGGATAGCAACTGAAGGCGGAAATAGTACTGAGAGTGAGTTTACAGTTGGTTCAGTAACTATGTCTCCTAAAGTAATTGGTGGACATACTGAAATGACTAGACTTATGCTTCAGCAATCTAGCTTAGATGTTGAAAACCTAGTAAGAAATGATCTATCTGAAGCTATTGCTCTTGCAATAGATTTAGGTGCTTTAGCTGGTAGTGGTTCTTCAGGACAACCTACTGGTATTTCTGCAACTTCAGGTATTAACACAACAACTTTTGCTGCTGCTGTACCTACCTTTGGTGAGTTAGTTGCAATGGAGTCGGCTGTAAGTGCTGATAATGCATTACAGGGTAACTTAAAGTATATTGCTAAACCTTCAGACTGGGGTAACCTAAAAACTGTAGATAAGGCTAGTGGCTTTGGTCAAATGATAGTTGGTAGTGATGGTCAAATTAATGGCTATGATGTTATCAGATCAAATCAAGTTACTGCTGGTGATTACTACTTTGGTAACTTTGCAGATTTATTAATTGGTCTTTATGGATCACTTGATATTACTGTTGATCCTTTCACACATTCAAAATCTGGAACAATCAGAGTGGTTGCGCTTCAGACTTGCGATGTAGCTGTAAGACATGCGGTATCTTTCTGTAAATCAAGCGACTAATTAGTTAATGCTTAAATGGAATGGTGGGGGAAACCCCACCAACTTAAATATGAAAAATTACTTAATACTAAAAGACACTATGGCAGCAGGACAAAAAGTTAATGCTGGCGATATTGTTGAATTAAACGAAGATATTGGAAACCAGCTAGTAGGTTATTACAAAGCTGAAGAAACAACAAAAAAACCTAAAGCCAAGAAGTCTAATAGAAGCGTTGGTTTAGAAACCTCAGAGGTTGTAGCTCCTAAGAAAAGAGCTAAAAAATAATTATGGCTTTGGAAAGTGCAGCAGATTTTAACTCTTATGTTGATTCACAAATAGGTGGAGTAACAGCTACATTTTTTGAAGTTCAATCTATATTATGGGATCAAAGAACAGGACTGATTGATACCTGGTTTGATATTGATTCAGGCGACGCATACAGTATTAATATTATTTTAGATCAAGACTTTTTTAATATTCAAGGTAATACAGTTGCAGTAGAAGGTTATCAGCCAAGAGCTATGATTAAAAGCTCAGACGTTCCTTATATATCACAAGCAGATAAATTAATTGTTAATGCAATAACAACCAACAATGGCACAACATTAACGCCTGAAACTACTTTTTTAATAAAAGAAGTACACCCTGATAATGTTGGAATGGTAACAGTAATATTGGAAGCCCAATAATGAGTCAGTATTTAATGGAAACTGAAGAAGATATGGCTTCTTACTTAGATATTAATTTTGGTCATGGTGTTTCATGCGTTTTTACAAATAGCGGCGGCAGTTCAACAACTATTAATATTATTTTAAATAATGAATATGTTGAACAGGATGCTTTAGGCGTTGCTGTTGAGGCGACTAAGCCTATTGCATATTGCAGAAGTATAGATATACCAAATATAGCTCATGGAAATACTATGGCTGTAGCTGCAATAAAAGATGTTGATGGTAATACTTTAAAAGCAGCACAAGCATATAAAGTAGTTTCCATACAAAGCGATAGAACAGGTTTTACAGCTTTAGAGTTGGAGGTGTTTTAAATGGCAAATCATGTAAGACAGCAAATTAGAGAAAAATTTGGTACTACTCTTAACAATTTAACTACCACTGGAACAAGAGTATATCAAAGCAGAGTATATCCGCTTGAAACTGGTGGAACACCAGCGCTGCTTATATACACAAAAGAAGAAGAATCTGAACCAGTTGTAATAGGCACAAACAGGTTAAGTGCAAGAAATTTAGCTGTTGCTGTAGAAATTTATGTAAAAGCTGTATCTAATTTTGATGATACTTTAGACACTTCAGCAAAAGAGGTTGAAATGGCTATAGCTGCTGATCCAACATTGGGCGGGTTAGCAAAAGACTGTTACTTACAAAGTACAGAAATTGATTTTAACGCAGAGGGTGAGGCTCCATTATGTTTTGCTTCACTAATTTTTTTAACCAACTATTACGTCAAAGAGCAAGCTCCCGACGTAGCAGTTTAATAGGAGAATAATTATGAAAATGATTAGTCCAGATGGCAATATTTCTATAGATGCACACCCTAGTAAGGTTGAGTCATTTATGAATATGGGTTGGAAAGAAGAAGCAGCCCAAACAATAAAATCTTCTTCAAAAAAAATAACTAAAAACGAGGTAAAAGAAAATGGCGATACATAAAGGAAGTGAAGGTACTGTTCATGTTGGAACAGATGCTATAGCTGAAATTAAGTCTTATTCTGTTGAGGAAACTTCTGATACAGTTGAAACAACATCTATGGGTGATTCTGCTAGAACTCATTTAGCATCATTAACATCCTTCTCAGGAAGTTTAGATGTTTTTTGGGATGAAACAGATACAGCACAAATAGCATTAACTGTTGGCACAAGTGTAACTATTAAGTTCTATCCAGAAGGAACTGCAAGTACAGCTAAGTATTATTCAGGTACAGCTATTGTAACTGGTGTTACAAGAAGCGCATCTTTTGATGGAATGGTTGAAGCTAGTATTTCTGTTCAAGGAACAGGCGCTTTAACATTAGCGACAGCATAGAACAATGTCAGCAATAGATAACGCAAAGAAACATTTTGATGCATTAGAGACAAGAACTATAGAAGTCCCTGAGTGGGGTGAGGATGAACAGAATCCATTGGTGATTTACTGTAAACCAATCACCCTAGCAGAGACTTCTAAGTTTATGAAACTAGCTAAAGATGATGATGTCCAGTTGCTTGTATATGTGCTTATTTATAAAGCACTAGACGAGTCTGGTGAAAAGTTATTTACGATTGCCGATAAGAAGACCTTATTGGAGAGGGTAGATAGAGACGTATTGATAAGAGTATCAAGCGAAGTGATGAATAATGTTTCGCAGGATGATATTAAAAAAAAGTAATAGAAGATAAGCAGCTTTACATTAAATATGCATTAGCTGAAAAACTAGGTAAAACTCTAGCAGAAATTGAAAGTATAACTGTAGAGGAGTTTCAAGGCTGGTTGGCTTATCTTGAAATAAAGGAAGAAAAATAATGTTTTCAGGGTTAGCAAAAAATAATTTACTCTTTACCATAAGTGGAAATGACCAATCTGCTAAAGCTGTTAATAGTTTTAAAAAGAATGTAGGCGGAGCAAATCAAGTTGTAGCTCAATTAAGGAATACTATTCTTGCTGCTTTTAGTGCAAGAGAAATTATTGAAGCTGCCAACGTAATGATTGGCGTTGAGAACAGAATGAACGCCTTAACTGGTAGCGCTACTGAGACTGGTATTGCAATGGATAACATGCGTAGAATCGCTAGTGATTCTAGGTCTGATTTTGATGCTGTAGCAATGCTTTATACAAGATTAGCTTTAGCTACAGAGCATTTAGGCGCAACTCAAAGAGATGTAGCTGATGCAACACAAACAGTTGCTAATACCTTTATTATCGCTGGATCACATGCTCAAGAGGCAAATAACTCAGCTAGACAGTTAGCCCAGGGTTTAGCTTCTGGTGCATTGAGAGGTGATGAATTACGTTCAGTTATGGAAAACAATACCATCCTAACAAAAATGTTAGCCGATGGTTTAAACATGACTATTGGTGAGCTTAGAGAATTTGGTCATGCAGGTAAACTTACTGCCGAAACTGTAATGCCAATTCTTATACAAGGCACAAAAGAAACTAACGAGCAAATATCAAAAATGCCTATGACGCTAGGGCAAGCTGGTGTTGCTTTGCGTAATAATTTCCAATTTATGATTGGAGATATACAAAAAGGAACTGAAGGATTTTCAACACTAAGTGCTATTGTTGGCAAATTTGCTGTGAGTATTGATCTTATCTTAATACCAGCAGTTGTATTACTAACAGCAGCTATAGCCAAAGCAACTATAGCTATGGGTGTATTTGCGCTTGCAAATCCATTTACTGCTTTTGCTATTGGAGCAGTTGCAGCTTTAACAGCTTTTTATGTTTTTAGAGATGAAATAATACATGGGTTTAAGATCATGTTCCATGAAGCAAATATAGCTACAAAAAAAATAAAGTTAGGATTTCTAAAACTTTTTAAATCAATAAATGATGGTTTTATACTTCCTATTAGAAATGCATTTAGAGGTACAGCCAACTTTATTTTTACAATATTTAATACTGCTATAGAAAATGTTAATAAGGTTATAGATAAATTACCAAACAAAATAAAAGACAGGCTGGGAATAGATAACTTACCCAAAATAACATTACTAGATAATCTTGTGCCTGAAGATAGTGAATTAAACGAAAAAATAAATAAGACAGCTAATAAAATAGAAGAACTTAGTAATAAAGTTATTAAAAAAGTAAAAAGAAGATCAATCTTAGACATATTTTTAGGGCGCGATCCTAATGATCCTGATGCAGATGATGGTACTGGTTTTACCCCGCTAACTGCTTTAGAAAAATTTTTAAAAGATGCAGAAGATGGTTTTAAAAAATTTCACTCAAACATAAAAACAATGCAAGAAGAAATGCAGGGTGTATTTAAAAAATCTTATGATGGTTTAACCAATCTAACTATGGATTTCTTAGAAAATGGTAAAGCTAGTTTTAAAGACTTTGCAACTAGTGTTGTAAGAGAGTTAATTAGAATAGCAGTACAAAAATTAATTATTGACAGAATGTTTACATCTATGGGTGGCACAATTTCACAAATAAGAGATGTAGCTTCAATGGATAATGGTAATTTTAATAGTTTAATTCAAGGCTTTGCTGGCGGTGGTTATACAGGTAATGGCGCTAGAGCAGGCGGGATAGATGGTAAAGGCGGTTTCCCAGCTATATTACATCCCCAAGAAACTGTTATAGATCATGCTCAGGGTCAAAGCATGGGATCTACAGTTAATTTCAATATATCAACAGTAGATGCAGCAGGCTTTGATGAATTGCTTGCATCAAGAAAAGGTTTAATAACTTCTATTATCAATAATGCAATGAATAATAGAGGAAGAATGGGAGTTACATAATGAGTGGTACATTTCCAACAAGTCCAAACTTTAGAGCATTAGGCTTTCAAGACAACAGACCTACTTTAATAAATCAGACCTTATCAGGTAAAAGACAAGTAAGGCAAATAGGGGGTCAATACTTTACCTTTACAGTATCAATGCCGCCAATGCAGCAGTTAGAAGCTCAAGCCATATTTGCATTTTTACAAAAACAAAAAGGAATGTTTGAGACATTTTTAATTGGTTACCCATTAAATAACAAGGGCGTAAGTCATTCTGAGTCTGATATTTTAGTGAATGGCGCACAATCTGCTGGCGATGCTGATATAGCTTCAGATGGATTTTCTCACACCAATAATGCATTAAGAGCAGGTGATTTAATTAAATTTGCTAATCATTCTAAAGTTTATATGGTTACAGATGATATTACAGCAAGTGGCGGAGCTGCTTCTATAACTATATCTCCACCATTGGTAGCTGCTGTTGCTGATAATGAAGCAATAACAGTAAACAAGCCACAATTTACAGTTTACTTATCTACAGGAGAAATTAGCTATTCAACAGATGCTTCAGGCTTTTACAGCATCTCATTTGAAGTGCGCGAGGTTGTAGTCTAATGGGTAGGAGCTTATCTACAGCTCTGCAAGCTCAAGTATCAGCAGAAGCTAATAAAATTGCTTTTCTTGTTGAGTTAAATTTATCAACAGTTATTAGAGCTACAGACTTTTATACAGACATAACTTATGACTCAGAAACATATCAAGCTGGCGGTTCTTATTTAACTGTAGATACAACGCAAGAGACAGGTGAATTAAAGGTTGATGAAATTAATATTAGATTCTCAAATGTTACAGATGAAGTTAGAGCATTAATTAATACTGGTGCTTATGTAGATAAATCTGTAAATGTTTATATAGCCTTTATGGATTCTAGTGATGCTTTGGTTGGAGCTATTAATTACTTTACAGGCAAAATTAGATCAGTCTCTATAGCTGAAAGCACTACAGATTCTACAGTTAGTATTGTGGTTGCTAATCATTGGAGTAATTGGAACTTAACAAAAGGCAGACATTATTCAGATGAATCTCAACAAAACTTTTCTTCAGGCGATAAAGGTCTTGAGTATGCAACACAAACAAAATCAGATGTAAGGTGGGGTAGCTGATGCTTAAGATATTTGCAACTATTGGCAGTGCTATTAAAAGCGCTTGGGAAACTGCAACAATATTTCAAAAAATAAATATGGTTTTTCAAGCAGCTACTTTAGCTATTGGAGTTAAAGGCTTCTTTCAAGCAAGAGACTTACTGGCTAGAGGTCAAGACATACTTGCAAACAAAACAGCAGCTGGTGGGAAGATACCTGTTATCTATGGTAGACGTAGAGTTGGCGCGCAAATTGTATATATGGACACCGCTTCTAATAGAAGTAAAGATTTATTTATTGTTTATGCTTTATCAGTTGGCGAATGTGAACAAATAGAAGGTAGAACAATAGAGCTTGATGGTAACCCTATTACTGATCCAAATAGATTTAGAGATGGTTGGTATATAGGTTCAGATAAGATTAATTCAGGTGCAGGAAGTCTTAATACCGCATCTCAAGTTGGAACTAACAATGGAACTGCTAGTGCTGGCGGTGGTGGGACTGATCCAACTAAAAGATATAGAGCTGTATTTAATTTGCATCATGGAGAAGCCACACAAACTGCTGATCCAATGCTTAGAGCTTCAGTAGGTAGTCAATGGACTACAGCGCATAAACTAAATGGCATAACTTACATAGCAGCATCGTATGAGTATGACACTAAAGCTATGTTTAGATCAGTTCCGCAATTAACTGTAGTTGTAAAAGGAAAAAAGGTTTACGATCCTAGATTAGACTCAACAGTTACAGGTGGTAGTGGTTCACAAAGATTAGCAACACCATCTACTTATGCTTGGAATGATAATGCTGCTTGTTGTTTCCTTAATTATTTAACTAACGATGAATATGGTAAAGGTTTAACAGCTAGTGATTTAGATTTAGAATCATTTAGAGTAGCAGCAGCCTTAACTGATACATTGGTTGATACACCTGATTTTAATGGTTCTTATGCTTCTACAACATGGAGTGCAAGCAATGGCTCAAATCAAGTTACATTTTCTAATGAATCTCAATGGTCTAAATATAAACTAGGTGATACTTTATTTTTAAAAGATAGTAGCGGAACTTTAATCATAGATGAAAAAACAATTACTGATATTCAGAGAAATGCTTTTTATGGTCAAACCCAACAAAACATAATAATTATAGATGATGAATTTGATGATGATTATGATGATGAAGGCGGTACTTCATTAGTAAAATCAAAACGATTTCATTGCAATGGTGTAATAGATACTAATAAAAACGTAATGGAAAATGCTAAAGAGTTACTTGGTAATATGCGCGGTATTTTAAATTATGTTGATGGTAAATATGAATTATTAATTGAAGATACTGGTTCTTCAGAATTTACAGTTACAGACGATCATATTATAGATGGTATATCTATTGATTATGGCAATAAAGATAATAGGGCAAATAAGGTTGTAGTTGAGTTCTTTAATGGCGCGCAAGGCTATGAACAAGATACCGCTACTATTTATCACAATAATAACACCTCTACCTATAAAGATGATGATGGTGGTGAAGAACTAGAGGTTAAAGTGTCAGCACCATTAGTAGTATCACCTTATGTTGCCTGGAATATGGGTAAAGCTGTATTAGCTAGATCAAGATATCAAACTACTATTAACTTTATGGCAACACCCGAATTATATAAAGTTAATGTAGGATCAATTATTACAGTTACTTATGCTGGTCTTGGTCTATCAAGTAAATTATTTAGAATTGAAACTATGGACTTACAGGCAAATGGCTTAATAGCTGTTAGCGCAATAGAGTATATTGATATTTACACATGGGAAATACCACCAGTTGAAAGCGTACCGCCCAAATCTGATCCGCCCACAGGTTTTGAATTAGTAGTACCAACAGGATTAGCTTTTACAGATAGCAGTAGTTCTAACCCTAGAGCATTTTTAGAATGGACTGAAAATACTGATTATCCTGTTGATGAATATAGAGCAACAGTATTAGATAGCAGCTCAAGACCAGTAGTTAATAAAATAGTAAACGATAACTATGTTTATTTAGACTTATTAGCTGTGGGAAGTTATACAGCAACAGTTACAGCAATTAATAGTGTTGGTTCTGAAAGCAATCCTTCTGATGTATACCCATTCTCTGTAGCAGAAGAACCTATATATACAGGTGATGTTCAAGATGCTGCTGTTAGTACAATTAAAATAGCAACAAAAGCTGTTAGTTCTTTTGTTGTAGCTACTGGAGCAAAAACCTTTTGGTTTCAAGATAACTTACCTGAAACAGCTATAGTTACAAGCGCGGTTTTTCAAGCCCCAGCAAATACAGATAATCCATTTGCGGTTATTGGCAATACTGCTATTGTGGCTAACTCAGGATCATCTTCAGACTTTGTTAGGCTAAAGCTGTTTAGAAGAAGCGCATCTACAAGCAATGGCGTATCTTCAGCAACTTATATAAACATAGCAGACTATAAAATGTTTGGTGATAGTGCTGAAGCAATACAAACAATAAGTGATAGTGATAGCTATACAGCAGAGCATTTCTATCAATATAAAATGACATTACAAACACAGGGAACATCAACAATAGGCGGACAAACAAGAAGTTTTGGTGCTTCTGTTTTACAAGTATTTACAACCTACAGATAATTATGAGAAAGATAAGCTGGTATGACAATGATGGAAATATAAAGTTTGTTCAAAATTGTGAACAGGGTTTAGAAGATATATCCGCACCTGAAGATAATTTAGATTGGATAGAGGGTTGTCCTGAAATAATAGATAACGCAAGGGTTGTAAATAATCAAATAATTAATGGCAATATTACAGAAGATGAAACAACAGAATTAATAAGAAAAATAAGAAATGTAAGATTAAAAGATTCAGATTGGACTCAGGGTGCTGATAGTCCTTTATCTGATAATAAAAAAATAGAATGGCAAACATATAGACAAGCATTAAGGGACTTACCAGCAGATTATCAAGATACTGATAATATTGACGAAGTTATATTTCCGAACTTACCTCAATGATATTAACTTGTTATAAAGTTTGTTTCTTGGATTTATAAATATCAAACTTATGTATAATACTTAATAGAGGAATACTTAAAATGGCACAGGCAACAGATTACAATTTAGCAAACCAAACAGGCGCAGACTTTAGAGCAGAATTAAATGAAATTCTAGCTGCATCTGTTAGTTTAAATAGTGGTTCTAGCGAACCAACTACTATGTATGCTCATCAATTATGGGTAGATACGTCAAGCAATGTATTAAAGATAAGAAACGCTGCTAACAATGCATGGCTAACTACTGGTGTTAGCATTACTGCATCTAATACTTTTGATATTAATGCTGGTACTGTTAATGGTATTACCTCATTAAGTTTTAGTTCAGGTGTTACAGTAGCATCCATATTAGATGAAGATAATTTAAGTAGTGATTCTGCAACAGCATTAGCAACTCAACAATCAATTAAGGCTTATGTAGATAGCCAAGTAACAGCGCAAGATTTAGATATAAGTGATGGTAGTTCTACTATTGCTATTGATCTTGATTCTGAAACCTTATCTTTATTAGGTGGAACTGGTATTACAAGTACCGCTTCAGGCAATGGTGTAACTTTTGCTATTGGTCAATCAGTAGGAACTTCAGACAATGTAGTATTTAATCAGGTTACAGGTGCATTAGTTGGTAATGCTAGTACAGCAACAACTTTAGCAACAGCAAGAACTATATCAGGTGTTAGTTTTGATGGTTCAGCAAATATTACTTTAGATACAGATGATATTGGAGAAGGTTCTAGTAATCTTTACTATACAGATGCTAGGTTTGATACAAGGCTTGCATCTAAAACCACATCAAATTTAACTGAAGGCTCTAATCTTTACTATACAGATGCAAGGGCAAGGGCTTCAATTAGCGAAAACTCAGCACAATTATCTTATAACTCAGGAACAGGTGTTTTAACTTATACTCAAGGTGATACAGATACAGTAAGCGAAGGATCAAGCAATCTTTACTATACAGATGCAAGGGCAAATTCAGCTATTGATGCTAGAGTTACTAATACCTTTATTAACAATTTAAGTGGCGTTGTAGCTGATACTGCAACAGCTTTAGCAACAGCTAGAACTATAGCTTTAAGTGGCGATGTGGCAGGCTCAGTTTCATTTGATGGAACTTCAGATGTAACCATATCAAGTACAATACAAGCTAACTCAGTAGCTTTAGGAACTGATACTACTGGTGATTATGTAGCAACAATAACTGGTACAGCAAATAAGGTTTCTGTATCAGGATCAGGAAGCGAAACAGCAGGCGTAACATTGTCATTACCAGATGATGTACAAATAGCAGATAGCCTAACAGTAGCAGGAAATCTTACTGTTAATGGTGATTTAACTTACCTAGATACTACTAATTTAAAAATAGAAGATAACCTATTTGAACTTAATGCTAATTTAACAGGATCGCCAGTTAATGATAGCGGTATGCTTATTAATCGTGGCAATCAAAACAATGGCGTATTTATGTGGGATGAATCTGCTGATAAGTTCACAATGGGACTTACAACAGCAGATGGTACTTCTACAGGCAATATAACTTTAGCTTCACTTGGAACTTTAGTAGCTAATCTTGAGGGAAATGTAACAGGAGATGTTACAGGTAATGTTTCAGGAACAGCCGCTACAGTAACAGGTGCAGCACAAACAGCTATTACGAGTGTTGGAACTCTTACAGGCTTAACAGTTGCTGGTGCTACAACTTTAAGTCATAGCGGAACAACTTTAAGTGTTGATAGAACAGGCGGTGCTACTGCTCTTATAGAGCTAAAACAAGCAAGTACAATAAGAGGTTATTTAGGAGCAGATTCTACTAAAAGTTTAATTGTATTTAATGGTTCTGCTGCTGAAAAATTTTCAGTATCTAATGCAGGCATAGCTGTTACAGGAAACATATCTAACACTTCAGGTGATTTAACACTAGACGTTGTAGGAGACATCATATTAGATGCAGATGGTGGAGAAGTTAGATTTAAAGATAATGGTACTGAGTTTTTATCATTTTCTACTGGTAGCATGACGAGAACTGGTAATTTTACTTACGATGTAAGTGGCATACAATTATTTAAAACCAATTCTACAGAAAGAATGCGTATAGACGCTTCAGGCAATGTAGGTATTGGAGTTACTCCTGAAACAGACTGGCACTCAAATTATAAAGCCTTACAATTAAATACAGGAAGTGCTTTTGCTGCGTATGCAAGTGGTACAACTTTTGGAACTGCTATATCAACTAATCAAAGAGTAACTGGCAATACTTTTACTAATGGCAATAAATATATAGCTTCAGCACCAGCTTCATTATATTTACAACAAAATACTGGAATTCACACTTGGTACACAGCAGCTTCAGGAACAGCAGATGCGACTATTTCTTGGTCTGAAAGAATGCGTATTGATTCTTCAGGCAATCTTGGCTTGGGGACTGCTAGTCCTACTTCTTATTATTCAGGAGCAGATAACTTAGTTGTATCACAAGCAAGTGGAGAAGCAGGAATAAGCGTAGTGACAGCAAATAATACTACAGGTGCTTTATATTTCGCTGATGGCACTTCAGGAAGTGAACAGTATAAAGGTGGTATAGCTTATACCCATTCAACAGATTTGCTTTCATTGATTTCAGGTGGGGCATCAAGGGTATATATAGATTCTTCAGGAGATGTTGGTATTAGTACGAGTCCAGTTAAAAATAGTGCGTACAGTACAGTTCTGCATGTTCATGGTACTGCTAGTGGTTCTAGCGTAAGATTAACAGATGCTAATGATGGAACTGCTACAACTAAAGGATTAGAACTTTTACATTATTCTAATGATTCTTTTTTCTTAAATAGAAGTAATGGTTCTGCTGTTTTCTTTACTAATAATACAGAAAGAATGCGTATTAAAGCTGATGGTAATGTTGGAATTGGAACTGATAATCCAAACGCTTATTCTAATCAAACCACTCTTACTATTAATGGCGCAACCTATGGTAGGCTTGATATTGAAAGCTCAAACACATTAAGAGCTTCATTATTTGCAACTTCAGGTAGTGCTTCACTTATTACTTCAACAGATGTACTAAGTTTTGATACATCTGGTGGAGAAGCCATGCGTATAGATGGTTCAGGCAATGTGTTAGTGGGGCAAACAGTTGCAAGCAGTGGAACTGTAGGCGCAAGTCTACGCGCTGATGGTAGAAATTTCTTTTGTGCTGATGGTAATTATTCTGGACATTTTAATAGAAACACATCTGATGGAGAAATTGTTCATTTCGCAAAAGATGACACAGTTGTTGGAAGTATTAGTGCTTATAGCAGTGCAATACAAGTTGGACAAGGTAATGTTTTTTTAAAGTTTGCAAACGCTACAGATACAATAACTCCTGCTAATGGAAATGGAACTAATAATGATAATGCTATAGATTTAGGTTCTTCAGGAGCAAGATTCAAAGACCTTCACCTTGCAGGAACTATTAACTCAGGGGCTATTACGAGTAGTGGAGATTTAACACTAGATGTAGAAGGAGACATCACTCTTGATGCAGATGGTGGAGATATACTATTAAAAGATAATGGAACTCTTATTGGAACGATAGGTGGATTTAGTTCAAGTGATGTAGTAATAAAATCTGAATTTTCTGATAAAGATTTGATATTCAAAGGTAACGATGGTGGTTCAGAAGTAACTGCTCTTACCCTTGATATGTCAGCAGGTGGACAACTTAAAGCATCACCTCTTGGTGTATCTACTCCTACTTACGCCTTTTCAAATGATTCAAACACGGGTATGACAAGACCAACTGGTGATACTTTGCAATTTGTTACAGGTGGATCAGAAAGACTCCGTATAGATTCTTCAGGACATGTATTAGTTGGAAAAACATCAGGAACAAGTGGTAACAAAATAGAAACAGATGGAAGAATATCAGCAGGTGCAGGTTCTACAGGACAACCTACATTTAATTGTGAAGGCGATATTAATACAGGAATAAATTTACCTGAATCAGATAGAATACAGTTGATTACTGGTGGAACAGAAAGAATGCGTATTGATTCTTCAGGCAAGGTCGGAATTGCAAATACAACACCATCAAATAACCACGCTAACGCTAATAATTTAGTGGTTGGTAATGGTAGTGCTGGCGGTATAGCTAACTATGTAGGAACTGGATTAGGTTGGTACGCTTTTTCAAGAGATAACGCAAATAACACTGATGCCTACGATGGCGGTATGTCATACGATGGTTCAAGAAATCTTATGTTTCATACTAACGCAGGTTCTGAGAGGATGCGTATCGATTCTTCAGGCGTGTTGTTGCTAAAGAAAACATCTACAAGTGTTAATGTTGCTGGTGGTTACATAGATGGTGGTGAAGCTATTATGACTATTGCAGATGCAGGTAATACATATCTTGTAAGAAGTACAAACAGCAGTTCTTATACTTTTTATGTATCTGGTGCTGGTACAGTTAATGCTGTAACTACATCAATATCCTCGTTATCAGATGAAAGATTAAAGGAAAATATTAAAGATATAGATACTGGTTTGTCTGAAATAATAGCTCTTAAACCTAGAAATTTTGATTGGAAAGAAGGCGAAGGTAGTAATGAAAAAAATGTTACTGGTTTTATAGCACAAGAAGTAGAAACAGTTTTACCTAATTTAATAGGAGATTTTAAGCATGATGATTTAGATGATGCTAAGTCTGTAAAAATGGGTGATATGATTCCTACATTAGTTAAGGCTATACAAGAACAACAAACACAAATAGAAGAATTAAAAGCAGAAATAGACGAACTTAAAGGAGAATAAAATGGATTTTATATTAGAAACGATAACAAAAATAACATATATAGTAACAGCAGCATCAATTATCGCAGCTTTTACTGAATCTAAAAAAGATGATATATGGATTGATAAGCTATTAGGCTACATAGACTTATTAGCATTAAATTTTAAAATAACTATAAACAGAAAGGAGAAATAAAATGAATTGGGATTGCAAAACAGTAGACGTATATACACATGAACAAGATGGACATGAAGAAGTAATTTGGAATGTGCATTGGCGTGTATCAAAAGAAGATGGAGACTATGTAGGATCATCTTATGGTACTCAGTCTTTGAATACAGAAGATATACAAGACTTTAAACCTTTTGATGAAGTAACTTCAGCAATGATAGAAGGTTGGGTTAAAGATGCTATGGGTGAAGAAGCTGTTACTGCTTTAGAAGCATCGTTAGATAATCAAATAGAAGATCAAAAAAATCCAACATCTGTAACCAAAACCATAGAAAATTAATATATAATCTTAAATTATAATTAACAAACATATAAGAGAGTGTTTATATATGGAAAATAAAGAAAATAATGTTATAGAAGAAGTAACTATGTTTGACAAGGTTTATAAAACTAAAAACCTTACACAAAGAGTTGCAGAATCTTTTGTATCTATACAAAGAATGGAAAAAGAGGCTCAGGAAGCAAAATACCAGGCTGTTAAAGCTGTTAGCGCAGTAGAGTTTCAAAAAATCCAACTTAAGGGAATGATTGAAGAGGATGAAATTGAATCTGAAACAGAAGAGGAAGAAGGAGAGGGCTAATGCCTGCTCGTAAGACTGCTAATGATGTAGCTGCCGATCTTAGAGTGCATGAAAAAATGTGCATGGAAAGATGGCACACAATTTTTAAAAAAACTGATAGCTTACAAGAGTCAGTCAATAGTATGAAGCTGTGGTTATTAGGTGGTCTTACAACAATTATTGTTTCTTTAGTTACTATTATGATTAAAGGTTCACTTTGAGTATTAATAAAATTGCGGAAGTGGCAAATAATGTCTTGGATAAGTTCGTCCAAGATAAAGATTTAAAAGAGAAATTATCACATGACTTACAAAAAGAGCTTATATCTTTGGATAAAGAGCAAATTAAACTCAATGCTGAAGAAGCCAAAAGCGGAAATTGGTTTGCTTCATCGTGGCGACCTCTTATTGGATATGTTTGTGGTTTTGCTCTTTGCGTACACTTCATTATATTGCCTATTGCAACTTGGATAGCTGTATTAAGCGGAACCAATTTACAGCTAGAAACTTTACAATTTGATTTTTCACAACTTACTACAATTCTTTTGTCGCTTTTGGGGATGTCCTCACTTAGAACTTGGGAAAAAACAAAAGGCATACATAGCAGATAATATGCTAAAAGAAATAAAAGATAGGTTAATTAAAGCAGAAGGGTTAGCGCTTTTTCCTTATAAATGTTCTGAGGATTATCTCAGCCTGGGTATAGGGCGCAATATCCAGGTTAATGGCATATCAGAAGACGAAGCTATGTATATGCTTGATAATGATATTAAAAGAGTTTTAGAAGAGCTGGATCAGCAATGGGAAGTATGGCGTACTTTTCCAGCCGATGCTCAGATGGTGTGTGTAGATTTGGTTTTTAATCTTGGTATAACTGGATTTATGCGATTTTCAAGAACACGTTATTATATGGAGAATGGAGAATGGTTAGCAGCAAGTGAGGAGCTGTTAAGAAGCAAATATCATATTCAACTACCAAGAAGAAGTGAAGATAATTCAAGGTTGTTAGCTTTATGCCAAAAAAATCCAACGAACAACAAAACCAAGCCAAGCGACTAGGAATACTAGGCGAAACATTAGTTCAAGCATTTTTGTTAGAACACGCTGATTTTTGTTATCCAACTTGCGATTCACACCCAGCAGACTTAATAGTGGAATTAGGAAGTGCTTTATATAAAGTCCAGGTTAAATCAAGAAACCCAAGCAAAGAGGGCAAATTTACTTTTCCCATTGAATCTCATAGAAAAATATCAAAGACACACGCCAATTATCATTGTGAGTTGCTTGCTTTTGTATTCTTACCCAGCAAGCGAATTTACTTCAAAGCAAATACCGCCAGCCAACAATATTACATCTACTCAAAAAAACATATCAAAAAAGATATGGAGATAGATAGCTTCCAAGAAGCATTAAATAAACTATCTTCAATCCCTATTCTTAATAGCCTTTTAGACTAATTATACAAACTTCAAACTTATATTTGCTATTTATATATAAATATATATACTTGTATGTATGTTAATAAAGGTAACGAAGTAATATAAATATCGGTCTTTATATATTTGTAATTTGTATTAATTTATATTTTTATATAATATAAGAGATTGATATTTATAGGAGAGAGTATGAACGACAAATTTAATATGCACAATATATATAGACCAAGTGGCAAACATTGTGTTCTGTATATTAAGAATAAAAGGGATGTTAAGAAGGCTAGGGCATTAGCTGAAGAAGCTATGACAACATTAAGGGATTCTAAGGTTATAGCTGAATACATTGAGGAAACTTCAAGAAAAAACTCTAAGCCTGAGCTGGTTAAGGCTGTAGATAAAACTAATCAAAAAGCAAACAGGCTTTTATTAATACCATTCCCTGATTACCTATCACGTAATATAACTGCAATAACAGAATTTATGCGGATAGAAAATAGACCTTATATTGCGGTATTGGGTAGGTGGAATCATAAAACAGAATTTAGGCAAATGTATATTTCAACAATGCTAACTACAGCAGAAGATATATTAAAACGTAGCGCACAAAATAAGCGTGATGGTATTGCAAGAAAAAAAGCTACTGGCTGGAAGGCTGGCAATCCTCAGTTGGATAGGGCTACCATTAATGCTAGTAAGGCTAGGGAAGAACTAGCAGATGAATATACCAAAAACATTATTAAGACCATAAGGGAGATACAGTCTTACGATCAAACTACTTTGCAGCAAATAGCAAACGCACTTATGCAAAGAGGTCTTAAAACTAGGAGAGGGAAGGATACGTGGACACCAGCAGGTGTCTCAAACATATTAAAACGAGCTACAAAGCTAAGGATATAAAAATGCAAACCATGACACTTGAAAGGTTTACTGAGGTTGTTAATGCTGTTGAGATTCATGTAAGGTTCGATAAAATTAGATGGGCTGAATTACACAATGAGAAAATTGATCCTGTAGCTGAATTTATTAACAGATATGTATATGTTCAATCACTAAAGAATTTAAAGGTGTCTATGGGTGAATTGAGTAATTTGCTTGCAATGTCTGAAAACGCATTAAGAAAAAAGATTAAAGACCTTGAATATCAAGGTTTATTATATTTAGAAACTGATCCTAAAGATAAGCGCAGAACTTTACTTTATCCAACACATGCTGCGAAATGGGTATTTGAAGGCGATGCAGTAAGGCGAGCTAAAACCTACTTTGATGAATCTGAAAGAATAAGGCTTTTATTTGAGAAAAGTGCTTATAAGCTATTTGAGGCAAATAACATGCACAAATACCCTAGTTACAAGCCCAATAATGAGATTTTATACTTTCACCAACAAACTAAGTATGGGTATGAAGATTCAGACTTGTTTGCAGAGTGGTTGGCACATAACCAAATACCCGCAAACAATTACCCTAAATAAATTACCCTAATTATGTGCTACTAATATGTATATATATTTTACATTTAGCTATAGACATATAAATAAATATAAATACTATAGAGTGAGAGTATGGTTATAAATGTTAAATCAACAGTAAGAATGACGATCCCAATGGATAAGAGGGAACATTTAGATAACTTAACTGTTGAGCTGGCTGAACTTTTAGTTTATGCAAAAAAAATGCAACGATCACCATACTCAGAGAGTGATAAGGTGTTTTTAATGCAGGTTGCTATTAATTATACCCATCGTGCCTTAAAGGCAGCAGCTAATCCTAATGAAGCTAATAAAGAGTTTCGTTACAAAGGTGCTACCTAACATGGCAGGATGTAGTTTGAAGTTTATAAACAGAGGAGCTTAATAGATATAAATTATGAAAGGGTACAAGACGCATAACAAAGGGACTTTACAATTAGAGTTTAACTTTAATGCACCTATTACTTCGCATAATATATATAATATCAAATTCAGCAAACCTGCTAGAAATTTACATAAATTAGAATTATCAGACAAACCTAAGAGATTGGTTAAGTTTAACAAACTAGGTTCGTCTAATACTTTAACATTTAATATTAATAAACTTCAATCATTTTTCAAAGAGGAATATGGGAATACCTTTATACAAGTTGCTGGTCAAGAGCCAGTAGCAGTAAGGGAAAGCCTAAGTGAAATAAACGATATTATAAATAATATAAGGAGCTAAAATGGTTGGTAAATTAACAAGAGATGATATATGTACAAGTTCTATAGTTTGTGCCTTATTTGATGAAAGCAAATTTTTCAGCAAACAAGAAGCATTAGATAGATGCATAAGATCAAAGAACGGCGAAAACACTAGGTTTGAACAAAACAACAGGCAAAGAACAGGGGACTTATTAGAGCCTGTATTAATACAAGAGGCTTGCAACAGGCTTGGATTAACTAATGTTAATGCAGATGTAGACTATAAAGTAAGCCACCCATTCTTACCTTTAGAAGCATCCCTAGATGGTATAGCGGAAGCTGATAATCTTTTGGTTGAAGCAAATGAAGATATTGGAATTTATTTACCGCATGGCAGTAAATATAAAATGAATGGCAAGGTTGTTATTGAGTGTAAATGTAGTTCTACATACCCTGATCCAGTTGAACCACCTAAATATCTTGGAGTCTTACAACTGCAATCTTCTATGGAAATAGTTGAAGCTGAATATGGAGTTTTGATTGTGCTTTATCAATCAACAGACCTACGCATCTATGTATATAAAAGAAATCCTGAATTTGCAGATCAACTAAAAGAAAAGGTAGAAGATTTTGATAGAAGGGTTAAAGCAGAAGATTACTACCCACCTGAAATTAGCGCAGATGCATACATAATGCACAAAGAGGTTGAGGATGATGAAAATGAGCTTATCCTCGATGCTGAAGCTGTAGATGATATAGATGAATATATGACTTATAAGAAGCTGGCTAAACAGGCAGAAGAAACAGCAGACGTTATACATGCAAAGATAATGATGCACATGGGTAACTATTCAAAGGCTAGGGCAGCTAACTATAAATTAACTTGGGGTATGACGAACTTTAAAGCTCAACCTGAGAAAGTTATACCGCCTAAAGAAGCGTATAGTATTAGAAGAAAAACAATCACGATTAAGGATGTAGGTTAGAAGCAAGGGCAAATAGTTAGTTAGAGAGTATTGAGTATGGAGATTACTAACTATTGCCCTTACTTTTTGATTATATATTATAACTATCAAACTTATAGTTGAATTGATACTTAAAAACAATTAATATTAAACAGGAGAGTATAAAAATATGAATGAACAAATAAATAACGACAAAAAAGCATTATGGGTAAGCCCCGAGCTTCATAAAGAACTAGAAATATTTAAAGCAATAAATAATATGAGTTTTGAAAAAGCAACTCAGTTTCTAATAAAACTTGGTATATGCGCCCATGAGCTTGAGAAAAAGAATGGCGCAGAATAAAGCAGCAGTTGAAAAAAGAAGATTAGAGCTAGAAGCTGAAAAGCTAGATCAGGATGTTAAATACATTTATATGCAAAAGAATGTTAATTGCTCTTATATGCAAATTGGTTATAAAAGTGGAAGAACTGTAATCCAATCAACTACCTATAATGCCGATTAACAGTAGAACTAAAGGTGCTGCTTTTGAAAGACTTATAGTTAATAAGATCAACACCTATTTAGAGTCCCAAGAATCTGAAACTAGAGTTAAAAGAAATTTAGACCAGGCATTTGTAAAAGGTTTGGCAGACATTTATTGGGGCAACATAGCTATTGAGTGTAAAAGATACGGTAAAGGCAGTAGCAATATGTATAAAAGCGCCTGGTGGGATCAGGTAGTACATAGCGCTGGCAATAAGTTTATACCAATGCTTATTTATAAATTTGATAGAAAAAAAGTCATGTGTGCATTGCCATTATATTTACTTAGCGACAATGAAAAACCAAATTGGCAAAGCGTGTATATGTGTCCTTTGGCTGATATATGCGAAAGGTTAGAAGAGGTAGTAAGAAGGGCAAATGACTATAAATAGCATAAAAGATGAAGAAGATTTTGAGAATTTTTGTAGGAGCGCCTACGAGAAAATCCAAAGAGTTTGTGATGTTTTATACATAACAAATGACGAGGATTACAACAGTTTTAAGATTAGGTGTTATGCAAAACTTGAAACTGATTATTTAAACAGTATTGACAAAACAATACATTAAAAAGGAGATAAAAATGGATATTTTAGGAGTAAGTAGTGGTGGAAATTCAATGAATTTTTTAAGTTTTAAAACAAATTCACAAGATTGGTGGATTAATAACGAGAGTGTGGTTGATTTTAACTATATGCAAATTGATACAAGCACAATACAAAGCGGTTGGGGTGTTTATACACCACAAAGCGGTTACGACCATGTTTGGGATGAAAAGTTGGGTGTTAGATCACCTCAACCAGCACCTATAGGTGATGTTACCTGGAAAAGGGCTTTTAGCGTATGGTTGTTTTTAGATGGATGGGATGAACCTGTTATATGGCAAAGACATTCTTGGGGTGAAAGAGAATCTTTTAATAAAATATTACCGCTATTTTGGAACGATTTAGCAAATGCACCAAAGGACACTTTACCTACTATTAAATATACAGGTTCAAAAAAGGTATCTGTTGGCGCTGGATTTAGTTCAGAAATAGAATTTGAATTTGTAGATTTTAAGCCTAGAAAAGCTGAGTTTATATTGCCTGAGTGGGCTACAGATGATGCGCCAAGTGCTGTTGTGGAAATGCAAGCAGAAGAAAATAGAAAGCCTATTACAACTGATGATATACCTTTTTAGATGCAAGACCATGATTGGCAAAAAATAGCGCCTGATGTAGCTAAACAACTACTAGGTGAGCCTAAAGTACAAAAAACTGATGAATGGAGATATGGGAATAAAGGATCATTAGTTTTTAATGTTAGCGCTGGCACTTTTTATGATTTTGAATCAGGAGAGGGTGGTGGCGTAACCTGGCTGATAAAACATTTAGGTAAAGACATAAACGACATTGTTAAACAATTTGGTTACGACTTGCCATTACAACATAATAGCTCCTTATTAGGGAATCCCCCTTCCCAAAAAAGTAATGGCAGGTCTTTTACAAAACAACAAATGTGGGAGCTACATTCACAGGCATTAATTAAGGTGCAATATGCAAATAACTTTTGGGTAATGAGGTTTCCTGAAGGTCATGCAATTAGCATGAAATATGCACCATTCTCACTTAATCCTGATGGAACTTGGTCTATGAAGCGACCTGAAGGCTTGCTTCCTATTTATTGCACAGATAAGTACCTAGACAAGCCAGTTATATTAAATGAAGGCGAGAAAGCCTGTATGGGAGCATCGCAAATATATCAAGGCGATGTAGCTTGCTGGCATGGTGGGGTCAATGCTATTGAAAAGCAAGATTGGTCTAAGTTATACGAAAGAGAAGTTTGGATATGGGCTGATAACGATGAAGCTGGTAAAAAGGTTGCTGTTCAGATAGCAGACCACTTAAGAGCAAATAACTGTACAAAAGTTAAAGTGATAACTCCGCCAGATGATTTTGCTGAAAAAGATGATCTATATGATGCATACGAAAACAAATACTTTGCAAGCTCTAAAAGTCTAGAGATGTTTGTATACAAGCAAAAAGAAAAATTACCAAAAGGTGCATTGCGATTTCAAAGAGCAGATCATGTGTTATCACAAATTGAAAACCCAGACTGGCTAATTGAAGATTGTTTTGAAAAAGAAAAGTTAATCACAGTATTTGGAGCGCCAAAATCAGGCAAATCTTTTATAGCAATAGCTATGGCGTGTGCTATTGCTAGAGGTGGCTCATTTTATGGACACAAAGCAACAAAAGCACCTGTAGTCTATCTTGCAGGCGAGGGAATCTCTGGTATACGCGCTCGTCTTGGCGCTTATAACCAGTCAGAATATGGCGGTAAATTAGCTGGTGCGCCATTATTTTTATCTAACAGGGGTTCAAGAATTAATGAAGCTGATGAATTACAAAAGCTAGAAACAGAGATAACACTATTACAGAAAGAGGTAGGAAGCATAGGTTTAATTATCTTAGATACGTTTCAACGATGCTATTCAGGTGATGAAAATTCAGCGTCAGAGGTTAATAAGTTTATTAAGGCTTGCGATCAATTAATTCAAACATTTAATTGCACCGTTCTTATGGTTCACCATACAGGAAGAGGCAATACAAATAGAGCAAGAGGCTCTTCTGTGCTAGATGCAAGTATTGACGGTGAGTTTATTGTTGAGAGAAAAGGTACTAAAGCAGACAACGAAAACTCTATGTTAGTAACAATGAAGCAAACTAAAAACAAAGATGGCATGGGTATGGCTGAAAAGAAATTTGAGTTTCACGAAGAAGAATTAATAGGCGAGGGCTTTCAAGTTACTTCTGGACTGTTAATTGAAACTGAAGAAGAGATTTTTACTACAAAAGAAATGGATAATTTAGTAGATAAAAAGATTTTAAACCTTTTATATTTTCTTGCAAAAGACAAAGAAGCGCCAGAAGAAGAATGGTTTACAGCTAGTAAATTTGGTCATCATGCCGTTTACAGCTCTTCTGGAAAGGATTTTGGCAGACACACAATAAATAATTCATTAAAACGTCTAGTTAAGGCAAATTTAGTAGAGCAAAAGAAAGCTGTTACAGGCGTTGAAACCCATCAGGGATATCGTTTAAAGGAGTTTAAAGAACATGATCTTGTGTAGGTGTGTAAACAAGTGTGTAGGCATGTGTAGGTGTGTAGGCATACATTATATAAGTGTGTTGTGTGTGTAGTAGTCCGTAGGACTACACAGATACACACTATATGTATTAAAAAATTGAATGAAAAATTATATAGAAGAAAATTTAAAAATAAAGTTAAAAGAATATAGAGATTTTGAATCTTCTATAGATATTAATTGGGGTGGAAAGAAAAGGTTGGAAAATTTAGTAAGTGTAAATTTGGGTATGAAGTTTGGTAAAGCAGAATATTTGTTTAAAGAATCTTTAAAAAAAGATATGCCTAAAAAAGTTATTAACATGATTGACATGATGTACAGGGCTTACGATGCACTAATTGAAGATGCTAAAAGTCAAGGGTATTCGGAATTAAAAGATGAATATAGATGTTATAAATTTAATGATGATAAATTAGCTCTTGTTTGTGATCTTGATGCTCAGTTACCAAGATTACGTCATGCACATAAAAACGAACCCAATACATTGTTTTTTTCAGTAGAAGAACTGTTTAGATGTATACCAAAAGATTTTATGCACTTTAGAGGCATATTAGCTGAAAAGTCTAAAGATGTAAGTTTTATGAGGATTGAATATAAATGAGTCAATGGGAAGGCGGTAAAGGGAGTAAAAAAAGACCTATGCAAATAAGCAATGAGCAATTTGAAAAGAATTTTGAAGCAATATTTGGAAACAAAAAGGATAAAAAGGATGCCAATAAAACTAAAACCAAGCCAAAAGATAAGAAGTAAAGCTACAGGCAAATTTACTATTAAGCATTTTTATTTAAAAACAATGCGGTTAAAAGAATTAGAAGATGTTATTAAAGCATCTAACACCAAGCCAAAGGTAAGAGAAAAATGTAAACGAGAAATTGTTAGGAGATATAAGAATTAGTGTTTAAGTGTATAAGCAAATTAATAGATAGGTTATTGGAAATATCATTTCAAAGAACCGCAAACAAATTATCCAGGAGGAATAAATGAGTGTAGATATGATTAATAATCCACCGCATTACAACAATGGAAGCATAGAGTTTTTAGTTTATTTAAAACAACAACTAGGCAAGCAGGGTTTTATATCCTTTTTAGAAGCCTCTGTAATGAAATATATGCATAGACATAAGCTAAAAGATGCAAACATACAAGATTTAGAAAAGGCAAATTTCTATTTGAATCGATTGATAGAAGAATATAAAAATTTATAATTAACAAACATGGATAAGAAAGAAGAAAGTTTATTAAAAAGGCAAATCGCAAAAGGCAAATCACTTAACGAGGTTGTTATGTCTTTAGGTAAAAGCAAATCAACAATTTTGCGTAAAGCTGACGAGTTAGGATTAAAATTTAAAAATACTAGCTATTGGGTAAATCTATAAGGCAAATACTGTTTTAAGGCAAATACTGTTTTAAGGCAAATACTGTTTTAAGGCAAATTTATAATTAGGAAAAATATGAGTGGCATTACAATAAAAACAAACTTAAAAGATATTCAAAAAAAATTTGGTGTTAAAGAACAAAAACAATTTTTAAAAATTACAAAAGACACTATCAACCATACTGCTGAGTTAGTCGTAAATGTACAACGTAACCAGATATTTAAAAAACTGGATAGACCAAAGCCATTCACAGTAAAAGCGGTAGTAATGTCTCAATTTGCTAAAGCTACTAAAACAGGTCTAAAAGCTACAGTAGTTGTTAAAGATAAAACTTCTGGTTATTTAAAATATGCATATACAGGAGCTAAAGAATATGGTGAAAAAAGCGCAAAAGCATCACCAGTTGGAGAGGGTTGGAGAAGGCGGGATAAGTTCGGCGGTATACTTGTTAGTAAAAAAGGATTAAAGGCTTCTCTCAATGCAACTAAATCAACAAGAAAATCTAAAAGCGGGGCAAGATTTATAGGTAAACCAAAAGGTGGAAGCACTTATGGTGTATGGGAAAGAAAAGGTAAAGGCGGAAGAGAGAGCTTAGAGCTTCTTGTAGCTTTTAACCCATTTATTAATCATAAAAAGTTATTAAGTTGGGAAAAGTTAAATATTAAAGTTGTTAAAAACAATATGTATAAAGAATTTAATAAGCAATGGCAAAAAAGAATTGCCAGAAAAGGCGCAATTTAATTTTTTAGCTCTTTAATTCTTGCATTGTTTAATTTTTTTATTTGTAATAAATTAAATAATATTCTAGCTATAGCTTCTTCTTCACAGTCAATAGCTGTATTAATCTTATCTTCTATCTCTGTTATACAATCTATAAACATAAGATCATAAAAGATATTTGACAATATTTTTTCTTGTTCACTCATCAGACCATTCCTCATAATCAAGATTATATTTAGCACAAAATCCCTCAAAAGCTAAATGGTCTTTTGCTGAATATTCATGCTTTTCACTTACATAACAAACAAATCTCATTTGATCGATATAAATGCAAATTCTTTTTTTGAAATTGTCTGTTTCTACTTCCACATAATCTTTAGCAGTACAAACAACATTGCCATTTATAATACAAAGCAAATCGCTTATAAACCATGCATCCCATTCGCCCTTATGATCTCCCATATATTTATCGTCAAAGCCATACTCCCATACTTTTGATTTATCCATTATCTTGCTCGTTAGTTGGTTTAACTTGTTGCCAGAACTCTCTAAAATATTTGTTTAAATATCTATTAAGTCTTAATTGTTGTTCTTTAGTCATAGCGACTTTTTTGCCACCATATAAAGTTCTTTTTTCTCTAATTAATATATCCATTAGTCTTGCTCCTCAATAAATGCTCTTTTATCATCTTTAAAAACATAATCCGAATAATGCAAAGGTCTAGTATCACCATCTTCATCTGTATAGCTTGCAGGAACAAAGCCTAAAACATCATCTAGCGAGTCTTCATAGACGCCACAATATTTCAGCCGATTTTTTAAATCGTGTACCTCTTTTACAGTCGCATAATCACCCTCTAACAAACCATCAACTAGGCTAATAGCTATATTTCTTACCTTTAATAATCTTGTTAAAGTTTCCTTATTTATAAAAATACCCTCAGCAGATATTTTCTTAATATTTTTTTTTGTATTTACTTTCATGTTATTTAACTCCTTATTTATAATTAACATACATGTAGTATATATATAATTATATAAATATACAATCATAAGTTTGATATTTATAAATAAAGGCAAATTTCATAAAGGCAAATTTCATAAAGGCAAATTTAAGTTT